ATCCAGTGGCTTCAAAAGACGGCTAAAACTGCCAGGGAAACCGACGGCGGCATTGGAGGTAATGTCTATGGAACCACTCGTGGTATTGGTGGTACTGCACAGCAGGGCCTTATTCTTAGGGAATTAAGTTCTGTTGCTGATGTTATCCTTCGTGATCCTAAGGCAGCGGCTGCTGTTATCTTTGATCAGGACACTGTTCGTAAGATGGCAGAGGCACAGCGTCGCGGAAAGATCGGTAATGCGGCTGACTTGCTTCAAAGCATTGGAAAGGCCACTGCTGTTCAAGCTGTACGGGCAGGGCCTCGGATGGATACTGGAGGAGTTGTGGACACTTCTGAACCACAACCGCCACAGAAAACCGAGGAAGAAATTACCCAAGAACAGGCTTTGGAAGAACTTCGTAAGCGTGGTCTGTTAGGAGAGCAGTAATGTTTGAAATGCTAGGAGGCGGTCTTCTAGGTAGTATCTTCGGTGGCCTGTTCCGGCTGGCCCCGGAGGTACTGAAGTGGCTTGACCGCAAAGATGAACGAAGCCACGAACTGAAGATGTTCTCTCTTCAGACTGACCTAGAGAAGATGCGGGGTGAGTACCGCATGGAAGAAAGGTACATCGACTACGGCATCCATCAAGTAAACGCTATCGGAGAAGCATTCAAGCAGCAAGCCGAAGCCGATAAGAAGGCTTACAAGTGGGTTGCTTCTATCTCTGCTCTGGTTCGTCCCGGTATCACTTGGTTGCTTTTCGGTCTGTATACGGCTGTCAAGATCGTCACCATCATGTATGCTGTCAATAGTGGTTTACCCGCTATCCAGGTCATGCAAGAAATCTGGACTGCTGATGACTTCAGTATGCTGATGATGATTCTGACGTTCTGGTTCCTTGGTCGGAGCATTGAGAAACGTGAACCCCGCAATTGAACTATGTAAGAATGTTCTAGTCAAGCCCTTTGAAGGATGCGCTAAGGTTCTGCCTGACGGTAGAGTCAAAGCGTATCCTGATCCGGGCACAGGCGGACACCCGTGGACTATCGGCTATGGCTCTACTGGCCCTGACATCAATCCAGACACAATCTGGACTATGGAGCAGTGCGAGAAGGGCTTAGACGAGCACATGGAGTACTTCTATGTGGGAGTGATGAAGCTCTGCCCCGGTCTGAAGGATGAGTCACCCAGGCGACAGGCTGCTGTGTTGTCATGGGCATACAACTGTGGACTGGGTAACCTTCGTATCAGTACCTTCAGGAAGAGGATCAACGAGAAGAACTGGGAAGAGGCTGCGCTGGAGTGTCTCAAGTGGGACAAAGCAGCCGGTAGAGTGCTCAGAGGATTGACTAGGCGTAGACAGGCTGAATCTTTATTATTGAGGTAAACATGGCAAACTTATTTGATCCAAGTAGTATTTATGAACTCCTAGCTAAGTACGGGGCCGTTCCTCAAATGTCTGGACGAAGCCCGTATTCCTCCGCGTCTGGAGAATATGAAACAGATACAAACAGAATTGTCGCGCCTGATCCAAGTTTAATGAGAAACCCTGAGCGTGCTGTATCTACGTTAAGTCACGAGATGTCACACGCTGCACAGCATCAGTTATTTTTTGACGCTGCTAGTAGAATCCAGACTAAAATTAGGAATAAAGAAAAAGTTTCTAATGAAGAAAAAAGATTCTTAGAAAATGCTAGAAAAATGTACGGCTCTTCATTCAGTACTATTGGACATTCGGATAGAAAGAAAGATAAAGAAAGTAGAGAAAATCTGGATGCTGCAATAGCCAAAATGTATAAACCGTCAGGCGCGTCTGGAAAGATGTCTAATTGGGACTTTTATCGAACAAGTCCTATTGAATTACAGGCATTTGGTGTCGGAAGAATGACTAAAGGAGGGAAACAACAACAAGAAGCAATTAACCCTTCAGATAACCCACACTTAGACCCTTCTTTCGCAACTGAGTTTGCTATTTTGATGGAGCAGTTTAAGGGACTCCCGGAAGATGTAAAAATAAGACCTCAAAAAAGAGACGATTTCTTACGGGGACAGCGAGAGGCTCAAGATAAAAATCCAACATATCAGTTTGTTGACATAACTGCCGATCCTTTTAAGCCGTCCATCAAATAATTAAGCCCCTGCAAGGTTCCTATAAAGGTTCCTTGACAGGGGCTTTTTTTTATTCCGTGAAGAAATCTCCGATCAGGATTTCAATGAACGGTATCTTTATGATTAGGCCAACAAAGCAAACAACTTCTTCTTTGCCTTCCTCGTCTAACATACAGTACCGGTTGATCTCATTGTGCTCGATGTCGAAGCCGATACCGAGCCTGAACTGTAGGATAAAGTTCACGGTAGTTCGCAGGCTCCAGCCGTGCAGGCCAAAGTCTGTGCTCCTTCTACATTGTCAGTCCTTTCAACGAAAGCATCCCAGTCAATCCCCGCAGGCATTGCGGCCTTTAGGCGTTCGTACTCCGCACTGTCGATCTCCTCATACGGTGCCTGTCGATAGGTTCCTCCGTCCATCGGCAGGAAAGACACACCAGTGATCTTGTCAAAGTTGTCCCACACCCAAGCACCAACCTTAGGCCACTCTTGTTCCTTAACAGAGATGGTCACAGAAGGCTTGTGCTCACAGTAGTGTTCCTGATACAGCAGCCACAGACGCAGGTGCTTGATAGCATCCAAGTCCTCACGCAGCACAGCACCGTCAGCCACAGCCACAGGGAAGCTGAACACTGTCGTGCTGTCAGACTTATAGAAGTCAGGCTCTGACGGGAACCCTTGAGACTTCAGGAAGTCAGTGAGAGGGTCTTTGTTATCAGAACGAACCCGACGAATATAATACTTAGCGTGTTGAGGATGAATACCACTAGCAGTGCCCGTGAGCTGGGAGACTGTACCCTCAGGTTTGATAGCTGTGATAGCAACACTCCGGTTGATACCGATAGCGTCAGCCATAACAGCATTAGTGTGAACAGCATGAGTTTTCAACTTCTCCAAAAGGTCAGGTAGACGGGGATCGTCAGGATTGTTCAGCAACGAGTTATCCAGGATACCCGTCATCGACACGCCTAGCAATCGTTCCTCTTCGGTGTTGTTTTGCCAAATCTTGCGAAGATACGGGAAGTTCGTAAGTGTTGACTGCCAAGTTCCCAGGATAGTTGCAAGACGCACTTTACGCTCAAGAGAACCGTAATCATCGCCAGGCCGCACAATGACAGAACTAAGATTACAGAACTGATAAGGGCGTAGAATAATCTCACTACAGGGATTAGAACCCCACTCTTGATTCGGGTCACGACGACCATTGCGTGCTGCCTGAGCTTGACTAGCATACCGATTGAAGATACCTCGTTCACCAGAGTGTGATTCATAAATAGCAGACCATTCACGCATGAACTGACCAACAGAGGGCTTGGTCGTGTAGACTGCCGAGTTGTTGGCCAATGCACGCTGTGCGTTGCCTTCCCACCAGTTGCCTGCCTTAGCGTGAGCCATACGGTCATCGCTCAGGTCAGACAGACTAATCATCGCAGACCGGCGTACCCCTCCAACCACAACGACTTCCCCGATCTTGCACAGAATATCATGGCATTCCAGCGAGTTAAGTTTACGACCAGCGGCTGTCTTGAACTTAGCGACAGTGTAGCGGAACAACTCCACCAACGGTTCCGGGCCACTTGCTCGACCACCAAAGGTCTTAAGGCGTGCCCCAGCAGGACGTACGGCGGATACATCCCACTTAGGTACTTCTCCGGCATACAGGAGGGCAATAATCTGTCGCAGAGCCTTTGCCCAGCCTTCCTTAGAGTCCTTGACGACCACCACAGTGTTAGAGTCAAACAAATGATCTGGAACTTCCGGCAGACGATTGACATACTTTTCCTCTACGCTAAAGCCTACCCCTGTACCACAGAGCAGGATATACATCGCCTCATCGAATGCCTTAGGGTCATCAACGGGCAGATACGAGCAATTGTATCCGGCCACATTCTGACGATCCAAGGCATCGCCTGCGGTCATAATCGCACGCATGGACGGCACAACCTCAAGGTTCGTCACAGCATCTTGCAGTTCCTTGCGAAGCTCGGTAGGCAAGAGGTAGTTGTGTTTCTTCCTCAGGTGTCCTTCCATGAAGTCAAAGTAACGATTGACTGTCTCAGGCCAGTGCTCACGGCGGCCTTTGTCGTCAAGGTAACGGGAATACCTGGACTTGGCAATGTAGGTTTGGTACGGAGTCATTAAAATTCCTTCTCTAGTTGTTCTTGTTTATCTTCGATCAGGTCTTCAAACCGATCTACGATGTCTTCGCTCTTCAGGTCTAAAAGCTCCAGAAGCGTTACTTCATCCAGAGCCTTCAGACGATCCTTCAAATCATTGAACGTCAGGGTCATACTTATCAATCTCCCGCTGGAGATACCAGAGGGCTTTCTTCAAGTCCTCTAGGCCATTCTTTTGTCGGTGTCGAGCCACATACTTGATGACATTGGAGAGCCTGAAATTCAGCTTCCAAGCCTCAATAGCATCGATAGGCTGTACCGTGCTGTAGTTGTAATGAACTGGCTTGCTAATAGCATCCATATTCTGTTCTTCTTCCTTAGTTGTCTCAGCGTATATGTTCTTGTCAACCCAGTTCTCGTACTGCGTACCCTTTAGCGTGAAGCAGGTGTCGCAGATACGGTGCATGGTTTGCTTGACAGGCCCATAGAAGCAGGTCTTACACGATATGTCTGAGAGTATCCCTCGACTCACTAATTGTTCCCTTAGCTGCTGACCAAGTTGCACAGTCTCGGCATTGATACCGCTGGTATCGACCTGCTTTCGTGTGATTATAACCTCGCTTTTGGACATTGTGACTCCCACAAGTAGGGCAAACATGATCGGTGTCCATGTGAACACCGCGATTAGGATGGTTCTTGATCCAAGGCAGGAACCGCTTGTACACCTTCTCAAGCAACAGAACATCTTGGACATTGTACGCCTGCATACGAGTCCAGGCATCCTTGTCCTTGTTCATGCACTTGATCCACAACTCAAAGCCTTCGTGAGACACTTTCTGTCCCAGTCCCAGAGCACGACCAACATAGTCTAGCTTGTTGCTCGGGAACCGGAACTGCTGTCGTGCAGTCTTCAGAAGGTCAATCTGAGCATACGGACTAGGCGGCGGCATCCCTGCCTCAAGGAACTCCTTGTTGAGCGTAGGAATGTCGAACCTAGAACCGTTGTAGTGGACTACTGCGTCAGCCTCGTCCAGCAGCTTGTGGATGCGCTGTAGCATTTTCTTGCGTCCACCCATAATGCTGCTGAACATGACATCCTCTTGATCCAGCCACTTAGCAGCCCAGCACAACATTGCGCTAGAGTCCACGATCTGACTGATGCTGATGTTTTGCTTGAAGAGTCCCCAGACATAGGCTGTGTTCGGTGCAGTTTCAATGTCAAGTAGTAGTATCTTCATCATCTTTCAAGTCCCTAAACCCACGAGGAGACTCCATCGTCACATACTTGCTAATGTTGTAGCCGTACACAGAGCCAAGGAAGTCAAGGAAATGACGCAAGACATCGTTCCAAGTCCCGTCATAGTCTACAGCAACATTGAAGTTAATGTTACGTTCATCCCCAGAAAAGGCAAAAGTGTAGTTGCTCTTCTCTTCTTCGTTGTCCAAATCAAACATATCACATCCACTCATTTTATACCAAAGCCTCCATTACGTTAGGGAAATCACGCCACAGTTCCTGCTCACACAGCAGCGCAATCTCACGGTGTTCCTTCTGAGTCTCCACTCCAGTCCTGATCTGGATATAGTGGAGCCAACTCCTCAGTGTTCCATTCATGTACATCTTGCTCGTTGTCAAGCCCTCTGGCAAGACCTTCCGAGCAACTTCCTTAGCTATTCCTGCATTCAGTGCATTCTCATACGCCGTCTTAGCTGCCTTGAGCACATTGTACTGCTGCTCTTCCCAGAACCGGATCATCTCCCGATCTTCTACGGGGATGCTGTTCT